CCGTAGCCCTCATACTCTTTGCCGCAGATGCAGCACACTTTCTTTTCTTCTTTCTTTTCCATCACTTCAAATCTTTTTAATGTTTACTTTACAACTTGGATTCCATATCAGCACATTACGTGCAAACAAGACATCACCCGTTTCTATTACGACATGACCGGGCATTTTCGCTCTTCTCACTTTTAAGTCGCTTTGGATGTTTCGCTCCAGCCAGTCATCCAATACGGACCGGCTGGAATTTCCGTCCAGCAGTATCTGGAACACTTCAGTTCCGGTGTAGCTTTCAAAAGCCTTCTCGTTATTATCCATAATCATTTTGGTAAATTATTACTTGTTTGAATGATTCCGTCTTCCCATACCACATAATAGCTTCCCGGGTCTCCAATGGCGCGTCCTTGACAATAAGCTTTATAACCGACCACCCGAATCTTCATATCACAGATATATTTCAATCTTACTGCACCGCCACCCATCGGCTGGCTTTTCTTTTCCTGGCTGATCCAGATGAAACATTTCTTCGGAAAGGTTTCCATCAGTTCCACAGCCTGCGGATAATCCCATCCGGCCACCTGAAAGGAATCGATGATGATAAACTTCGGGCTTTTCGGTTTTTTCAGTCTGGCAATCACTTCCTCCAGACTGCCTTCTGTCACCACACGAAATTTACCCTGCACCTCATTCATCTTCAGATAACCCATACGCCGTTGGAAGCTTTGGTTGATTTTCTCTTCGTAACTCATGTACAGCACCGTCCCATAGTTGCACAGTTCCTTTCCAAGTTGCATCACAAAGCTGCTTTTCCCACTGGCACTGGCACCGCTGATGAACCACGAAGCGTTCTCTGCCGGGAACCCGAAAGGTTTGCTCCATTTCTCATCCCACGGCAGAGTAACCCATTTCTTGGCGGCTATTTCCTTCGGACTGTACGCACGCTTCATTATTCCGCTGTCATTTTAAGTTTCTCAATCTCGGTATAGACTCTTCTCAAACCACCGCATGTCTTCCGTACAATCTGGGCTATATCAGCCCCCGCAGGAGCATTTACCTTGGCTACAATACGTGCCTGGTTGTTCAAGAACTGTTCGCGCTCCTTTCCATCATCCGGAGTCACCTTGCTGTACCGGTCACCATAACGGCTCAACATTTCGGTATAGCCCACCTTCTTACATTCTATGGACCGGTTGATTTTCTCTTTCAATCCGTCTGCCCCCATCATATACCAGGCGCAGCAGCGCTCAGTGGCATTCCATAAGGCCTTCAGTTCCAGGAAAGCTTCATACTGCAGGTCGCCTGCTTCATCGAGGATGATAAGCGGGGTTTCCATCGAACGGAGGTAATATACCAGGTCTTCATACACATCAGAATACTTCCCCTTGCTGTCCACACCAAACTCTGCAGCAATCTTGCGTACCAACTTCAATTTTGTCTTTACCTGCGAGCAGTCGATATAAACGGCATTCTTGTGGCTTTGCACATAATAACGTGCCGTGAAAGTCTTGCCGATATTGGGCATGTCGCACAAGATGCCCGACAGACTGGACTGCTGTGAGAACTCCAGCTGGGCAGTTATATATTCAAAGGTCGGGGTCTTGGCTGCTTTCCATTCCATTTCACCACGGAGGTTCACCCCTAATTTGCGGGCAATGCTTATCCAGTTGGCATCGCTCAGGGCTTTGTCTGTCTGTCCGTTCTTGATTGCACTGTACACAGATGTACTGATGGCTAAAGAGGCAGCATGCTTGGCATCACTGGGATAGTTCGCACGGTTGGCGGCTATCGCTGCTAAAATCTTCTGTTTTTGCGCTTCTGTAATCATAATTCTAACGCTGTTTTAATGTTGTTCTAATTCTATTCTTACATGTCACTGATGGCCCTCATTGCCTCGCTTATTCCGGAGTGCCATTCATAATCTGATTCCGGATCTGCCGACAATTCGGCTGGCAAATCATCGGATAGTTCCACCGGGGGAAGTTCCAGTTCCTCTTCCGGGTCATCCGTTGGCTGATCCGGTGTACCGGTTCCCACCTTTCCGATGGCGTGGTCATTGAGGTATTTGCTGAAATGACTCAGAACTTTGTTTTGCTCTGTATAGGCTACCCGGTCTTCTTCGGTCTGTTCTGCCATCACCCGGTTGTAAGTCACTACCGGACGAACCTTGTCAAGGTAGCGGTCGTTCTGGTACAGGAAGACATCCGTAGGCTTGCCCTCTTCATCCGGCAGATAGTAAGCCGTCACCTTGCGGTTGTTTGGTTCCAGCTGCTCCAGCACTTCCGGACCGCTCAGCCACCAGTCCGCATTTGCCACACGTACTGTGGAATTTCTACGAATACTGGTATCTACCTTTTCTCCGATATATCTGCTCAAGGTCAGTTTATCAAGCGGTCGAAGGGTCGGATTGATTTTGGCTACGAGCACATCCCAACGGGTCATTCCGGGATATTTCTTTTGATTGGGGTGAAGCGTATTGTTCCATTCTTCACAATCGCGCCGGTCGTCCGCCACAAGCTCTTCAAACGTATAATACTTTCTGTCTTCCCAGGTGTGGTTGCTGCTGTCACTCACTTTCTTCTGGTCCACCCGCCGTGCACCTTTGTTATGCCAGCGGCCAATGGCTTCATGGTTCTTATGTGCTATGGTTGTCTTGAACGCACCGTTCAGAGCTTCAGCATATTTCTCCTGTGAGTTCTGTGGGGCACAGAAATGCACAAACTTAAATACCTCACCTGCCTTCAGGAATCCTTCTTTATACTTGCTCATCAAGTGCTGCTCCACCTCAATACCGGCTGGAATACCCCATCCGTTGCGTTCGATGAGCCGGAACATATCACGAAAACAGTCCACTACCAAGGCATCATCCTTATCCCGCCCGTAGGCCAGCCCGATACGGCACTGGCTCACCACATCATAAGCATAATAGGCATGCACATACTCGCCGCCTTTCATCCGACGCGGCAAATCCACGTCATCCATCGTTATTTGTGACAGGGAGAACTTACCACCATGGCGGTGCATGTGCGGCATTTGCTCATGATAGAATTCCATACGTCCACGCAAGGCTTTTTCTATCAGCAGCTGGCTTGCCGGGTTGTTCAGTATGTTCCGGATAGTGCTTTCGCTCAGTTCTTTCGGTTCCCCGTTCTTATCCGTAAAGTTTTCCGGATTGAATATCTCTCCTGTTTCCAGATCCCATACTTCCAGTTCACCGCATACAAACGACAGATACATTTCATGCACATCACTGCCGTATGGTTGGTTGGGAAGTACTTTCAAACTCATCACCAGGCGTTCGTCCATGTGAGTTACCTTCCGTTTGTTCTGGTTGCCGAATTTTCCGGTTATCAAACATTCATAACCGTATTGCTTATATTCGTTCACTTTCTTGCGGAAACGAAGGGTACTGGCAGGAAGATCATGACCAAAGTCTTCGCGTAGGGTCTCGATGGTGGTGGCCATCATGTCCCAGTTATATTTTTCACCCATCAGTTTTCGGTAATCATTGCTTCTGTTATAAAGCTTGATACAAGTATTCAACACGGAAGCATTCACCGCATATTTCCGGGCAAGTTCGTCTGTTGCTCTGTTGCTGGAAGAATGAGAAGCCCAATCCAAAAAATAGGCTACTGCAGCCTGATCCAGCACATAGTTTGAGAGTATCCAGTGGCGAAGTGCCTGCTCTGTTCCACCGGGGTTGTCTTCCTTCACCCGTTCCAGACACTCGGTAGGCAGGCTATTGAGGGCGACCAACGCGCAATTTCCAGCAGCACCTCCACCACGACGCACCACCTTGATACGGCCACGGTTCACCCAGTTCCTGTAGCAGGATTCGGTGATATAGCCGCCATCTATGAGCTCACGTGCAGAAATACACTGTATGTTACCGTAATACACCAACATAGCCGCCTCCTATCTCAATGCCGATGCAAACGCTTGGATTTGGTTAATATCGGCAACCATCACATGCTCGTAAGTCTTCACCGTTTCTCCCTTGAATATTACCTGACCGCTACCATCATTACGGTCAAGCTCTATCAAGGCACCGTTCGGACAGTACTGACGCATCACATTGTCATAATCATGGAAAGTTTCTATTTCCGGAATAACAACCATCACAATACCGCCACGATCCATGGCCAACTTACGGATCTTTGCAGAAAGTTCGGAGTTGCCACGACGGTCATCAAACCGGATAGCGTTATAAACAGTCTTCTCTGTCACGTTGAGTGCCTTTGCGATAAAGTCGCGGTCGGCTTTCGTAATGTGAATGTACCTCTTGTTCATATCTCACTTGTTTTAATGATTAATATTGGGGGGAGTCCGGGGAATCGAACCCCGGCACAAGAACCATGCACTCCCGTGTGTCTTTCCACACCGTCACCCGTCTCTTAACGCCTTCCGGGTTGTCACGCTGGGTTTACTGTTGTCCCTCAACCTTTTCACCTTTTTCAATAATCCCAAGAAGTATAGTGAATTTCTCACGTATCTTCTGGTTCACTTCCAGTTCCAACGTATGCGCCAAATTTGAAGCCGCACTGGTGCTGTTCTTGCGGATGCTTCCGGTAAGAAGACTATCAGTCAGACTGTTTATCTTGCTTTCCATGTATAACTTTACATCATCATGGCTACCGGCAGATAAAACCACCTTCAAGGCACGGTAACAGGAAAGTTCACGTTGCGTCTTGTACATATCCTCGGCATACCAGCAGAAGAAATGTTCAAAATCCTCATTCATGTCTTTGGTGTACTTGTCAGCCTGTCTTACCAAATCATCTATATGGGTCTTTACAGAACTGAATACAAAATCCCAGCAACTCATTTTCTTGTTTTCCATAATCTCACTTATTTAAATTCGTTTATAATCGGTTTCAAACTCACGCCGTAACAACTCATCAGGCGGCGGATAAGGTTCTTCACATAAAAATCAGGTGCGGAAAACACAATCCCGGTCTCTTCGGTATATCTGAAGCTGATACCGTCCATCATCAACACGTAAGCCACCTTGTGCTTCACGCTCTGTGTCTGCCATTCTTTTATTTCTTCGTTCATTTTCTTTAATCCTTAAAATTCGCTAATCACATGCCTTTTTCGTATATTTGGCGCGGTGTTCCTTTTTGAACACGCTGCAAATATATAGAATATTTTCGACACTAAAAAGTTTTATGTAGATAATTTACGACTTATGACGAATATTTCCGACAGGATTGCAATCCTAATTAAAGAAAAAGGTATCAGTACAAGGGCACTTGAACAAGCTATTGGGTGCTCGAATGGAGTAATTTCAAGATGCATTAGCAAAGGAACAGATATATCAAGTTTATGGGTGTCGAAAATTATCGAAATACATAATGATATAAACCCTACCTGGTTACTTACTGGGAAAGGTGATATTTACTATAATACATCATCTACAACAACACAAACAACCGAACTATCCTCTCTCCTTGCCTTAATTAGAGAAAAAGAAGAAATCATCAGGGAACAAGATAGAGAAATCGGACGCTTAGAGGAACGAATCCGGCAAATGACAATCGAAAAGGAAAAACATGTATCGGATGCGCCCATTTCCGGTACTGCAAATGTCGGGTAGGCGGATTTACTATTACCATACACCGGTGATGGAAAACGAAGCGTACCCCCTATCATCCCCCATGATGTCCCCCTCCCAAGCAATCCCCCTCCCCTACCATTATATAAGGGCATAAAGGCACTGATATTGGGGAATTTAAAAAGTAAAACGTGAAAAATGATAGGTTTTTAGGGGGGGCTATCAAATAAAAAACAAGGGGTATTTTTAAAATTGTGGTATTTTAGCATGTCTGTATCGCACACCGCCAAAACCCTATTTTGAATATCCAGTTCTATAAAAGTGAATATCCACTTTGAATATCCACCTGAATATCCAGCGTCAAAAAAGACCGATTTCAAGCACAAAAAAGGGGAGGTATAACCACCTCCCCACACCGGATCATTCTAAAGCCGTTTTTATTGCCTTTTTAGCCGCTTATTATTCGTCTGATACATTTCCACTACGCCCGCAAGAAATGAGCGTAGATTGCTTTATTATAGCCTTTTTGGTGCATACAGTCCCGTTACCAGATAATCCTGCATGAAGCAGATAATTCTTCGTTGCGCCCACCTGTTCTGCCGTCAAAACAGTATAAATGGCCGTTATACTACTAAAATACCAGTCTTTCCGCTTTGTTCCTTCTATTCCGTGTGTCAAATGTATATGTATTACCTTTGCCATAACTAATAATATTTTGTCGCAAATATACCAAATAACTATTATATGGAATAATTTAAGCAGCATTATATCAAATAATCAGGCACAAAAAAAGCAGCCGCAGCTGCCACTCACTCCCCCACCAGAATCAACCATGTAAGCCTTATGTAAACCCAATTAAACCTATCTGCAAATCTGTATGCCTAAAAAGCACCTAAATGTAGCTGCAAATTAAACCCACGTAAACGTTTCGTTTTGCAGAGCCATCCACTCATATTTTGCATAACATTTTGTATATCAATAGGTTTGATATTCTTTCCGCTCAATCCTCAATATACGTTTCGTTCTGTGCCCCATATTTGAAGCAGCCTTTCGCATCACATGGATGGACAGAATTCTGAAAAGTAAAATGAAGTATTGCATCAAAAAAATAATCAGAAAATAATGAAAGGTACAGTAGGAATAGTGGATTTTCATGCCGCGACCAATTACGGTTCCGCCCTATTGGCTTATGCCTTGCAACGGGTGGTAAGCGATATGGGATATGATTGCAGCATCATCAATTACCAGCCGCAAAAGCAGGTAGATGGCTATCGCTTGCCGATTTTGGTAAGCCGTCATCCGGTGAAACGTTGGATAGAATCACTTTGTTGGCTTCCATACAATAAACAGATGAAGCGAAAGGTGGACAAATTTAAGTCGTTTGCGCACGACTATATGCGCCTGACACCCTATTGTTGCGACCCATCTAAAATCAATGAAGAATGTGGCACTTTCGACTATTATATAGCCGGAGGCGACCAGATTTGGAATACCGGATGCTTTGAGTTTGAATGGTATTATTACCTCGATTTTGTACGGAACGGAAAGAAGATCGCTTATGCTCCCAGCATGGGACCGAACGGACGGAAAACCATACCGGCACATCTTGCCGAGCGTGTGCGAAGAGAAGTGAAAACCTATCAGGCTGTGGCAGTGAGAGACAGTGGAACGGCGGCTTTCTTTGATTCAAATCTGCCCGTGGTTCTCGACCCGACTATGCTGCTTGATGTAGAAGAATGGAATAAACTTGCGGGTGACTCGCCTTTGATCAAAGGCGAGTATGTATTCTATTACGATCCGTTTGACCATGAAGTTGGTAAGAATGCGGCTCGGGAATATGCCGTGGAGCATGGTTACCGTATCGTGTCGAGTAACATCTATATGATTTTCCAAAAAGATACCCGAACATTCGATTACCGTTTGGATGCAGGGCCTTTGGAATTTCTGAATTTTGTGAAATATGCTAAATATTGCATAGGCAGATCGTTCCATCTTTGCGTGTTTTCTTTATTATTCCGAAAGGAATTCCAAATGGCGGACGGTTTAATTGACGCACGTAACCGTGAATTGGCGGAATCCTTATGGGGAGATGTGGAACGTTTGAGCAAAGCAGGTGATAACGATATGATTGTGTCGGCTACCGATTATACGGCAGAGGTTGAGACACGTTTTCGTGATTTGCGTGAATCGTCGTTGTTGTTTTTAAATAAGGCTTTAAATTCATAGTAAATGATGAATACTCCTAAGATTTCCATATTGGTTCCCGTTTATAACGTGGAAAAATATCTCCAACGTTGCGTGGACTCCGTACTTGCGCAGGACTTCACGAATTGGGAAATGATACTTGTTGACGACGGCAGCCCTGACCGTTGTCCGCAGATGTGCGATGCGTTTACGGCAAAGGACACACGGATAAAAGTGATACATCAAGAAAATAGAGGGGCACATGCGGCACGAAAGGCCGGATTTGAACATGCCAAAGGGGAATATTTGGTGTTTTTGGATCCAGATGATTATCTCTTACCTAAAGCCTTAAGTTCATTATATGCCAAAGCTATAGAAAGTAAATACGATATAGTAAAAGGGGCTAACCTGAGAGTGCGGAATAATGGTACATCAAGTATTGAAACACCAATCTTGTCAGGAAAAGAAATCGTTGGGGAGGAGAACTATCTGTTTGCTCTGTTGTCTTATCACATATTGCCTTATTTATGGGGGGGCATTTACAGAAAGACATTATTTTCTGAAGAAATATTCAAGTCTGCGACAAACATATCCATCGGAGAAGACTGGATAACCAACCAGTCCATTTGGCGTGGCGTTAAAAGATACGCAGCTATAGACAATGTTGTATGCGCATACTATATTAATAGCAGTTCAATGATGCAGACACGAGTCCTTTCACATGAGTATCATGAATCTTTCGGAAAAATGATGCTGCAAATTGCAACGGGAGCATCTTCAAAAATCATGCAGACCATTGAACGTAACAGAATAATGGTGCATATAAAATGTTTCTTTACACCGGAAATAGGTTGGGATAACACTTGGTATAACGTCATTTATGAATATGTGAAGAATGACAATAATTTAAAAGCACTACTGCAAAACAATGATAAAAAATTCCTTGAATTCATAAGAAGCAGAACCATCTTCAGACTATACACTTTCGTTTATAGAATATTGTTTCAAGGTATAAAATTACACGGCCGCAAAAGAAGTGTGCTTTATAATTTTTCCACCACATAATAAGCAAAATACAAGAAGTAATCATTCATCATATTGGTAAATGAACAGTTTAAAGCAACTCTACAAAGACATTAAAACAAGCTGGGGGAAAAAGTTCCGTTGGATAACGGCTTTCTTCCTATTGTGGATATATAGGACCATATTTATGCCAGCAGGAGATGGAGGCTTTGCACAAGCCTTGCAAATAATATCCCTTTTCAGTATGTTATTTATTGTATATTCTCATTGGCAAAGGAAAGTTGTGGGAATATTCAGAATATCGAATCCACCGATACGCACATTGCTACTATTATATTTCTATGCGTTGTTGAGTGCCACATGGGCGTTCATGCCTGCATTCTCCGCATTCTTGAGCATACAGAATTTTATACTAATGGCTTTGACTTTTTGGCTGCTAAGCATGCCAAAAACATTTGACGGTGTGGAAAAGAGTTTGGTATATCTCATTATGGCAATGGCCTTTTTCAGTGCTATCGGTGGAAGATACAATGTAGGATGGCCTATCTTCATTCATTTGCTGCAAACGGGTACTTGTTCTGCCATGTGTTTTGCCTATTGCTTTGCAGAATGGATAAAGGAAAAAAAAGACAAGAAACGCCTGAGGTTTTTCAGAACGGTCATGCTGATAAGTTTCGTATTGCTTGTTACGAGTACATCAAGCGGTGCCAATGCATCTTGTGTCGCCGGCATAGGCACAGCCATGCTGTTCAGCGGTCATGCCATGTGGGGAGCTTTAATGGCATGTATTGGCATTTTTGCATTTATCTACCAAGACCAACTTATGGACTTATTGTTGCTCATCATGCCAGGTAAAACAAAAGCAACTATTGAAAGTGCCACTGGGCGCGACCGATTGTGGGAACAGATATTGTATTTTGCAGCCCAAAAACCCATGTTCGGATGGGGCTTTGCTTGTGCCGAACGCGTGGTATCGGTCAAAGGCACCGTGCTTTCACCCGATGCTCATAACAACTACATAGGTTTCTACGGCAGCTTAGGGTATGCGGGTTGCGTACTGGCAGCTCTGCATTTCGTGACCTCGCTTTTTTCATTTTTCAAAAACAGCTTGAAGCGCGGCTACTTGGGACTTATGTGTGCCATGGTGGTGGCTTTGGTCAACGGATATTCCTACGGTTTCCTTTCGGGCAAGGCATGCGTCATCACAATTGCTTACTTTGCCATAATAGTTGCCGGTTATCATTTTAAAAGAGCGCAACGTCTTGAACAATTGATACGAAGATGAATAAAGATTTAAGTGTAAAAATCAGCATTGCGGGTTTTATCTGTACTCTAATGGTAGTATATAGGCATTCACTCAACTACCTTGCATTCTTCCATTCGTGGAGTCCACAAGGATTGAACGGAATAGTGGAAGACTCTTGCATGCGTCTTACTCAAATAGCAGTTCCTTATTTTTTTATGGTATCCGGTTTTTTCTTTTTAGGAAAGAACTATTATGAACCGCAAAGCTATAGACAAATGATCATCAAAAAAATACATACGTTGTTCATTCCATTCGTAATTTGGAATGTAACAGGAGCCTTGTGCTTATTGCCTTTTGACAAAAAAGCCGTTGGCACGGATATATTCTCGGTGATTCAGAATCTGTTCAACAGCCATTGGTACGGTCCGTTGTGGTATGTCAGGGATTTGATGGTTGTGATGATGTTATATCCTATATATGGATGGCTGTTCCGCATAAAATCATCGTTGCCGATATGGATAACTGTGACCGTATTGTTCTATCTATGGAAACCTATAGATTGCTCAGTCTTGTCCTCTGAATGTTTAGTATTTTTTGTATTGGGAGGATTGATAGGCAAACACCCGGAAATGCTATCTGTCAGGATGCGCCTTGCACCAACTCTTGCCATCTCAGCCATCTGGTTTGCAGCCTGCTTTACCGGCTTTATGACTTTCAACGAATGGATACACAAGCTGACAGATATGACAGGCATAGTAGCGTTCTGGCAACTGCTGAACCATATACCGGAAACGTGGCGGCAGAAAATGCTGCATCTTTCGACTTTCTCATTTCTCATCTATGTGATGCATTTCTATCCTATGAAATTATTCAAACAAGGCATCGCACACATCTTCTATGGCAACGATATCATCGCAACGATCACATACATATTACTGCCAATTATGATTTCGTACTTAATAATACTTATAGGACAAGGCTGGATTAAATTGTCCCCAAAAACTTATTCTTTAGCAATAGGAAACAGGATATGAAAGAAACGATATATCTTACTCGCGATGAGAGCAATATAATAAAGGGGATTCTTATCCTGCTAATAGTATTGGGACATAATCACTTTCTTATGGATGGAGAATATGTGAGACTACAAATCCAATTATACAAATTCCACGTAATCGAATTCTTCATATTGCCATTCTTCTATAAAATGAAAGCTGACACGAGTTGGGAGCACCTGAGAGATATCATTGTCAGGAACTGGGTGCCTTATTTATGGATTTTGTCAGCTTGTTACCTTACAAGTTGCATTTATTTCCATAAAATCGGGCTGGAATGGGGACACATATCAGCCATTCTTTTGGGTACACAGACACATTTGAGCAAATACTACAATTTTGTATTCCCTTGGTTTCTGCCCACCTATTGTTCGTTCTTTATCTTGTACCTTCTGTCGTTGAAACACAAGTGGCTCTATGGGATAATGATAATATTGTCTGTTGTCACATGGGGATGTACTTGGGAAGAATTTTATTGGTTCAAGAATACAATGCCCTTAGGCATCGGACTGGCAATAGGATATTTTGCATACGGCTGGATGGCATCTGCTTTAAACAGCCTATCTGCCTATATGAAATATGCAGGAGCTGTTGTGTTTGTTGTAATAAACATATTACAGATTATGGATATACGTGTACCTATGGGAAGCACCTTGCTTGTGCCGACATTCTTTCTGCTTCTATTGGCATTGTTGCCACACCTTAATTTCAAGTGGTTAAAAACAATAGGAGAAAATTCCCTGGGAATATATTTGTTCAATATGTTCATCATAAACATCTTATGTGCGCTCTTACCCAACAACTTGATTACCGGTGTATTTATATTTATTGTATCTGTCTGTTTATCGCTATTTATTTCTATATGTATCAATAAAAGAATGTTCTTAAAACGAATTCTGTTTCCAAGTAGCATTAAGGATATAAAAAACTGCTTTAACACAAAATAGTATGAAAGTATTATATTGCAACCCGATATTTCTGGATTATAGACTACCCTTTTATAAAAGACTGAACGAATTGTTTGACGGCAATTTCTATGTCATGTATTCCACAACACGTTATAAAATGCGCCATAATGAACATTTGCTCAAACAAATTCCTGAAGTTTTGGGTAGAAATGCCTTGCCTTTTGAAAATGAAAAACTCTTCAATACTTATGAAATGTCTTTCAAAAGATATAATGGTGAAAAGGGAAAACGAATTCCTATCACAAAAGGATTGTACCGAAGCATTAAAAATATAAAACCGGATGTGTTGATAACAGAGGGATTTTTCCAATGGACACCATTACTAGTCCTATATTCTTTTATCCATCGAACTCCTATATTCATGGGCTATGAGCGCACTTGCCATACAGAGCGTAATACAAAGTGGATAATGAATCTATACCGAAAAATCATAAATCTGTTTGTAACCGGATATCTTGTAAATGGAAACGAAACAAAACGCTATTTACTGCAACTCGGCATCAAAGAAGAAAATATATTCATTACCGGCATGAGTGCCGACAGCACATTACTGAAAGCAGGTATCGCATCAATGACTGATGATGAAAAAGAATCATTGAACTGCAAATTCGGAAAATGTATAAAATATTTGTTTGTAGGCCAACTTGTAGAGAGAAAAGGAGCCAAATATCTGTTACAAGCATGGCGCCAACATATAAAGAAACACCCAGATGACTCCTTAATTTTATTAGGAGACGGTCCACTAGCTCCTGCCTTAAAAGATTCTTTCGGAGATATGAGGTCTGTTCATTTCTTAGGAAAGATTCCTTATCAAGAAGTATATAAATATTATGGTATCGCAGATGTTTTCGTATTACCGACTTTAGAAGACAACTGGAGCCTGGTTGTACCCGAAGCGATGTCTTGCGGATTACCCGTTGCAACCTCTATCTACAACGGATGCCATCCTGAACTCGTGAAGAGGGATGCTAACGGAATAACTTTCGACACGTATGACATCCAATCTATTGCAGATGCTTTGGAATATTTCCACCATCATGATTTAAAAACCATGGGACAAGCTTCTATTGAACTTGAAAAACCATTCAATACGGAAAATTGTGCACAACGCGAATACGATGCTATTATTCGTAGTTTAGATAAAAAAACTGGTAAATGAACAATATCAACAATGTACACAATTGTGTTGGATGTCTATCGTGCGTTGACAGATGCCCGAAACATTGCATTCATATATCCAATGATTCTTTGGGACATATACATACGCATGCAGAAGAGACACAGTGCATCAACTGTGGCTTGTGTGTAAAAAGTTGCCCCGCTATACAGAAACCCGATTATAGAAAACCAAATAAGGCGTATGCTTTGTGGAGAAAGGACGATACGCTAAGGCGGCAGAGTTCTTCAGGTGGATTGGCTGCGGTATTGTCCGAACGGATGATAGCAGAAGGAGGTATCGTTTACGGATGCGCTTTCGAGAAACCTTTTTCTATAAAGCATATCCGTTGCTCATCTGCGGATGAATTGGAAAAGCTGAAAAGCTCAAAATATGTACAGAGTAACTTGGCAGGTATCCACTCGCAAATAGCAAATGATTTGAAGAATGGGAAAAAAGTATTATTCATCGGTACACCATGTCAAGTAGCCACAGTGGCTCTGTATACTAAAAAGTTTGGAACCAATCTGTTTACTGTGGACGTAATTTGCCACGGAGTTCCATCCATACAACTGTTCAAATCAAGTTTGCCTACTGATATCGTAGAATGCAACATTGACAAATTAACTTTCCGTGACGACACTGCTTACAGATTAAAAATATATAAGTCTGGAAAAATAATTTATAAAAGAGAATTACATATCGACTTATACATGAAGGGATTTTTTAAAGCTATTTTTTGCAGAGACAGTTGCCACGAATGCAAATATACCCGAAGTGAGAGAGTCAGTGACCTGACCATCGGGGATTTCTGGGGAGTGGACAAATCCCAAATACATACGAATACTGACTACGGATTATCACTTGCGTTAGTCAACTCAGAGAAAGGTCATGCCATGCTCCGGAATATAGTTTCAGAGGTGAACATGGTGGAAAGACCGATGGAGGAAGCCATTGCCGGCAACAAGCAACTGAGATTCCCTATGAAGAAGACATGGCGATCTAAAATATTTAAGACATTGTATCCTATTTGTGGGTTCAAATGCTCAGCTGTTTGTTCTATGCCTGACATTGTTCTCAAGAATATGATTATAAGAAAATAACCTATATGAAAATACTTACCCTTACTACATACAATGTTTATAACTACGGTGCAGCACTACAGGCATACGCCTTGCAGACCTATCTACAATGTATGGGACACGATGCGGTGCTAATAAACTACCAACCGGAATATCTGACACGAAAGTATGACTACCGATGGGTGAACCCGGAATCGAAACTGAGCCGGTATGCCGTGACACGCATAGCATATCGCGTGATGAAGTACCTGCAACGGCAAACCACCATGGGCCGCAAACGGCAGTTCGACCGTTTCATCGACTCGTATCTGAAGCAGACACGAGAATACCGCACGCTCGAAAAGCTGTGCCAGAATCCACCGGAAGCCGACCTCTACGTGGTAGGGAGCGACCAAATATGGAACGTGTTTTACGAAGCGGGACGCGATCCGGCTTTCTATCTCGAATTCGTAACAAAGGGCAGAAAAGCATCATACGCTGCCAGCTTCTCTTACGTGGATATTCCCCAGAAGGAGAAAAAAAAAATTGCCGAATGCCTGCGGACATTTGATGCTGTGTCTGTAAGGGAGAGTCATGGATTGCAGTTGCTCAGGGAGATGAACATTCCGGGGGAATGGGTGCTCGACCCCGTATTCTTACTCCCTATAGAACAATGGAAACAATTGATGGTAACAAACATCTCCAAAGAAGATTATCTGTTGATTTACGACTTTGAAGGAAATAAAGAGTTGAAACGTTTTGCCAAGGAGTATGCACGCCGTCATCACTTGAAGATTTATGTCATAGCAGATACTTACCCGTTGCTTTATGCCGACAGAAACTTCATGAAAGCAGGTCCTCGTGAGTTTGTTTCGATGATTTATCACTGCAAAGCATTTATATCCAATTCGTTTCATGGCACGGCATTCTCCATTATGTTCAACAAACCTGTCTTCGTATTTAACAGACATCGACATAAAGTGAATTCACGTATGGAAAGCTTGATGACCCTCTTCGGAATAAACCAATGTATATTGGACAACCCCGAAAAATGGGAAAAAGCTTATTATTACCCTTTCAATTACGAACAGATCAATCACACCAAGCAACGCGAATTGATTAAGTCGAAAGCCTACTTGGATAATTTGTTAAACATATGTACACATCCATAAAATGCTATGATAGATTTATCTGTAATCATACCGGTTTATAATGCCGCCCCATCCATTAACCGCACATTAGATTCTATTTTCAACCAGCAAACATCTTACGCTATAGAGGTTATTCTCATTGATGATGGGAGCAAAGATAACTCCATAGAGATTATCAAAACCCGAAAAGAAGCCAACATCACATTATTACGACAAAAAAACGAAGGACCTTCTGCTGCCCGTAACAATGGGATTAAGACAGCACAAGGTCGCTATTGCGCTTATTTGGATGCAGACGATTATTGGGAACAAGGTTTTATCGAAAAAACTGTTTCATTTTTGGACAACCATCCTGATTGTGTGGCAGTAAATGTTGCGCAACGTCACCTCACTGTCTCCGGTTCATTTGAAATCCCCAGTTGCTACCAAGAGTATAAAGAAGCTTTCATCTTAGAAGATTTTTTCACTTTCTGGGCAAAGCACATGCATGTCTGTACAGGAAGTGTCTTAATCCGCAAAGAAGTGATTAATATAATTGGAGGACAACGTAAAGACCTTCGCATCACTGAAGATTTGGAGTTTTGGGCTATGGTATCTACCTATGGACAATGGGGATTTATCCCGGAAATTCTTTTTGTAAGCGATGGTGGAGACGTGACCCGTAGTCAAGGCTGGTTAAACAAAATGATGATACGCTGGAACAGCGCGCCCAGTATTGCTGATTGGGAAAAGCGCATTGTTACACGCCTGCCCAATGAACTACCTGCAGGTTATTTAAAAGCCCGTGGTCGTATTTCACGCAACCTCACTTATTGCCAACTTCTCTCCGGTCGTTTGACATTGAGCCGTCAAGAGGCTTTGAAATATGGCAGATATTTTGTGAAGGACTCCATTGGTAAACTCATGAATATGACGAAACATACTCCTATTACTTGGTGGATGTTGGCGAAGTTGCTGCAATACAGGGAGTATCACCGGAAGTAGTAAAGTTCACATAAACAATAGGTACATCATCAATATATGCCACGAGAAAGGTATCAAACTGATAATGGTAACCTCGCCATAGCACACTGGTTGAAGTCTATACTTTGAATTTGATTAAACGAAACATGAAACCAAGAGTTCTTTTTATAATGCACATGCCCCCACCCGTACACGGTGCATCCATGATGGGGGAATATATCCATGACAGCAAAGTGATAAACGAAGCTTTTGACTGCCATTATCTTAACTTAACTCTTGCCAAAGATATCAATGACATAGGAAAAGGAGGAATAAGGAAACTTATTGTTTACTTAAAAAAACAGATACAAATAGCAAAAACCGTTAAGAGAATAAAGTCACAATTATGCTATTTGACTCCCAATACCAAAGGTGGGGCTTTCTACAAAGATTTTTGTACCCTATTCCTGCTAAAATGTTTGGGACAGAAAATCATAATACATTTTCATAACAAAGGTGTGAAATCAAGAGAAGGACGATGGCCGGACAAATGGTTATACAAAGCCTTTTTCAAGAATATACAGATAATACTGCTGGCTCCCCCACTCTACAATGATATCCAAAAATTTGTAAAACCAGAACAGGTGGTATACTGTCCCAATGGCATTCCACAAAACGTAACCTATGATTTTTCCAAGAAAAGAAACAACCCTTTCAAATTATTATTCCTCAGCAACATGTTAAGGGAAAAGGGGGTATGGGATTTGATAGATGCACTAAATATCGTAAAGAACGATGGTTATTCATTTCATTGTGATTACATTGGAAAATGGAGTGACATTGCGGAAAGTGAATTCAACCAAAAGGTAAAACACAAAAATCTAGACAAGTATATACAGGCACACGGAGCCAAATATAGAGAAGAAAAAGAATTGTTTCTTAAACAAGCAGACTTATTTATATTTCCCACTTATTATCATAATGAATGTTTCCCATTAGTACTTCTTGAGGCTATGGAACAGGGACTACCCTGCATCAGTACGAATGAGGGAGGAATACCCGGTATCATAGAGGAAGGCAAAACCGGATTTATCGTGGAAAAACATAGTCCGCAACAGCTGGCAGAAAAGATAGAATATTTAATAGACCATCCCATGATATGTGC